TGGTCATAGAGCCTCATGTCAATGCCTTGCACCGGTTTGGGGGCGAACAAATTGGCAAGCGGCACCGAAGGATCACTCGGACGCAGCGCCGTATACTCCTGGGACTTGCTCTCAGTGAGTTTCTTGGCCTCCACTTCGTCCAACATAGTAGCATTGAATAAGACACCCGGGATCGATCTCTCGCGGGTCAAACGGAAATTGGACCGGGACGAACTGTACTCGTCCTGGAGTTTGTATAGCCTCCAGGAAAGACTCTGCGCATGTCTCTGACCATCCACTTCGTAGAAGGCAAAATAAAAGTACGGATAAAACCGACTCGTCGGATATGGCGGGGGGTATGGTTCTTTTGCCCACTTGTGTACTCCGTCGATCAGGGTATAGATCTGTTTGTCTCGACGGTCCCATATTTCCACCACCCTTAAGAATGCAGGCGATTCCTGGCTTGAAGTGTTCGTCACAAACGCCTGCGCGCTCTCTGCCGTTAGCTGCCCTTGCGGCAAAATGTTATCAATATCCCGTGTGGTTAACTCCTTCGGTGCCCGCTGGTAGTAAGTCTTCGCGGTCTTGATATCTTCCGGTTCAAGTCGGGTGAAACGCGACAAGGCATCGTCTTTGTCGATATAAATTTCGTTCGCGATCCAGTCGGCATCGGTATAATTTTCAATGCGGTTGATGTCGGTCGAAACCTGGATGTTTTCCGTCTCGACATAATCGATGACAAACATCTTATTGACCGCGAGTTCCAACTTCTCACCGAGTTCCGCGATTAGCGCCTTCTTTTCAGCTATTTCGGCATCTATAGTCTTCGGATCGTTGTCTTGGCCGTCTTTGAGCAACTTTATCTGCGCTTGCAATCGGTCGTGAGTCTCTTGCGCGTCGTTGAGCGCGGTTTCGACTTCCGGTTGCGGACGCTTCTCAGCGACGTAGGTGGCCTTGAACCATCCTTCGCCGTTTGATAGCACTGAGCGGACGCCCGTGCGTGCCGGCTTCTTTAAATTTCCTTTTGCCCATGCGGCAGAGATGACAATTTCCAGTGTGCGAGCGAAGATCTGCATCTGATATGTGTTGGACTCGTCCACTTGAGGCGCTTTGCGAACCGAGACATCGGGGTTTCGCGCATAGAGCAAAGCCACAAGTATGTCAATGAAAGCGCCAATAAGATTGGTAGTAACAGCCCAAGAAAGGTCGCTCGTACCAGCCGCGTAGCGACGGTCAATTGCCACTTGCTTGCGAAAATTTTCATCGAACTTCCTCGCATCGTCATAACATTTGAAGCGCTTATCGACTAGCGCACGTTCTTCCTCTGTTGCTTCTTTGTCGTCGTGCTCGTCCTGATCGACGCCCTCGCTCTTGCCATCCGCCTGCCGCGGATCGGTCAATATGCTCCCGCCGCCTCCTGGCGTACCGGGACCGTTGGATGCGCCGGAGGTCATGAACTATTTCCCCGGTTCCAGTACGCGCGGGGATGGTGTTGGCGCTGGGTTCAGTATAAGATCCGGGCCAATCTTGGCCGCAATTGCCTGTGCTTCGGCAAGCGCCGCGGCTTCGCGAGCGGCTTTGAGCTTCTCGAAAGCGTGATCGGCCTTCGACTGAAGGTTTTTCTTGAGTGGCGTATCGGTTTCAGTCTTCGCGCGATGGATTGCCGGAATCATATCCGCATTAAGCGCTGCAACTTCATCATCAGTGGTTCGCACTGCAAACCCGGGGCGGGAATGTCTCACAGGGGGTATTCTCCTTTAAAATTCGGGAACAATCCTACCTGATTCGGCAACACGATAGGAGTAGAACTGGAGTATGGCACTATTTTAGCCCGTTCTGTCAATACAGCGGGGTAGACATTGTTGGCGCCAGTTGAACTAACCCAAGACAAAACGTGATTGGTAGATATGACACCAGTCCCAATAACATTGGTGCCGGGAAAGTTAGGAGGGCCCGACAAGACTGTCGTCGCCGAACTCGCAACCACCGTGGGTAGATTGTTGGGTACCCCCGGTGAACTTTGATTCACGGACCGCCGCCGGTCGTGGTCGCTTGCTGCCCAGGTGCTTTATTCAGAATGCCGCCCGGCGAGTTGTAGATTGGACCAACAACTGCGGTTTGCCATGGGTAGTTCGACAGGTACAAGTTCACTTCGTTGTTGTCCTGGGTGCCGAACTGATACGGCGGTATATAGTTAGGACCCGCCGCCGAAGCCAGCATTGAGGTGAAACTCTGCCCGATATAATTAGGCTGGCTGACCGTGGTCATGACGCCCGGTGCGGTATAAACCGTCGGGGTTACCTGACCTTCCGTCGGGAGCTGCACAAAATCATGATAGTCGCTTGGCATATTAAGATCTCAGCGGGCCATTCCCTGCCGGAGTCAACCCTGGTTCGTGTTGGCCGTAAGCTACGGTCGTAATCATCGAAGGACCCGGCGCGATCAGCCCGGGGCTAAAGTTATTCGACCAGGTCGAAACCTGACTCGGAGCAACCGTTACGTTGGCGCCGAATTGCGCAAGTACGCCTGGTGATGTACCAAGGCCAACCTGATTTGCCATTTAGAACACCTTTGCGACTACGAACCCTACGGCTGCGCCAATGCCGAACACGCCGATTGGCGCGAACTTAGCAAGCCATGCCTTGAACTTAGACACATCAGCCTTGACGTCTGCAACGTCAGTCTTAATGGCGGTTACGGTTGCGGTAGAAATTACTGGATCGGCCATTTAAAAGAACCTCACTTTAGGTTTTTCAGATTCAGTGCCATGCATAAGCCATGCCTCTGTGAAGGGTACCAGAAGTGGCTTCCTGTCCGCAACTGGAACTCGGGCATCCATCATCTGGTCCACCATTCGGCCAATCAGCCCACAAACATCTGCTTTATCGTCCCACCGGCCGCCGGGAAACTTCACAAGTTGTTCAATGCAGTTATCTGCCCATGCGCGTTTAACTGGGAAGTGAACTGTGCCGGCGGTTGCTCGTGCGTGAAATGCCTGAAGTTTCACCGCTTTGTCGTCGAGTGATGGAAGAGATTCAATTGCGACGAACTTCTGCGCGTGCTGCATGGCACTGCGAATCGACGGCCCAATAGCTTTATCGATCAAACCCCCTTCATTAGCCCACTTAATCGGCTTCCATAAACCAACAAGTCGAATGAACTGCGCAATACCGACGTCTGTTTCGCATTGTTTGCTCCACCAATCGATTGCCCATAGGTCTCCAATCTTATCGACACCCCAGACTCCGTGTTCTGTGTAGTCAAGGTTCCCTCCTACCCGCTCTCGGTGTCATAGTGGCGAAGTCACTCGCCCCATAAATTCTCAAACTTTTTGGCAATGCATCTAACCCATCATACGTTTGAATCATTTGAGTAAATCATCCTGTGAGGCGTCTAGGTAACGCATCAACTGTTGTAAATGCACGGTACTATCCTTGGCATTGCCTAGAATAATATTACAGCGACGACATATCCATCCTCGAAAAGTATTTGTTCTATGATCGTGATCGAAGCAAGCTCCTTTGAAGGATGTTGCCTCGCCAAAATCGGTATAACAACATTCGCATTCTGTTGGGCAGGGTCTAGTAGGTTCTATGCCGTAGCGGTTCTTGCGTTGGTATAATTTAAAATACTCGCGCATTTTAGTAAGGTTTTTCTGCCTATATTCGTTTTTCATTTTGCGTTGGCGCACATGATCCTCAGCATAGCGCTTCCTGGAATTGGCGGATTTTAAAGCTTTGAACCTGTCGGAGCTACGGCGCTTTTGCAGCGTGGCGGCTTTCTCCGCCGCAGTTTTCTTATGTGCAGGCATTAAACATCAACTCGCGCGAGATCTGGGTCAAACCTTTTAAACATCGAAGCGTTAAAGTGGACGCCTGTGAATGGCGCCGGCCGCTGCTGGTAAAGAGCTGCCCACGTCCGAGCTGCCCGCGGATTGTCTCTCCAAGTAGACCAGTGTTCTCTAGGAAACCATTCTGGCCAGAGAAATTCTCCGGGCTTTCTTCCTAACACGTCATCCTCCCGTTCGGCTTCAGCAGGTAT